AACATGAGCATCGATTCCCTCATCGAGAGCGAGGGCGAATATGGCAAGGCGCAACAGGAACTTGTTGAAACACAGAAGGAACTCAACGCCTATACTTCTGCCTTGTTCGGCATGGACGGTTGGGACGCCATGAAAAAACAGGTGGAGCTGTTTGTCAAAAATGCCCTGCTTGCAGTTATCAAATATACCGTCAAAATTATCAACTATTTCATTGACTGGTATAACGAGAGTTTGGTACTCCGTGCCGGGTTCAACGGCATCATCAACTCCGTGAAAACTGGTTGGGAAGTTATGAAATTGGCGTTCAACCTCATCATCGATGCCGTCAAGAGCGTGGGCCGTGTGCTGCACGGTCTGGGCGATATCGTCGAGGGTGTGTTCACGCTCAACTGGGACAAGGTGTCAGGCGGTTGGGACACGATTATCAGCAACTTCGGAGCAACCTGGAAGGAGATAGCCGTGGATGCCAAGAATGCAGGCACGAACATCGGCAACAATTTTGCGGACGGGTTCGAGAATGCGATGAACGGAAGGCTTGAACATATCTCCGTGAATATGGATGCGGCCAACGTGGGCGGTTCGGTTTCCGTCTCGGGTGCCGGTGGCGGTGGCGGTTCATCGTCATCGTCGGGCGGCGGCAAGAGCGGCAAGTCGGGCAAGGCTGGCAAATCGGGCGGCTCATCATCCACGGCGGCGGCAGATCGTGAGGCCGAGGCACTACGGAAAGCCACCGAGAAGGCGCAGCAGATGTTGCTCAAGAACTACGACGATTATACCAAGCAACAGGTCGCAGCCGAGCAACGGCGCATAGAACTGAAACTGGCCATCGTCAAGAAAGGCAGCGAGGAAGAGTTGAGGCTGAAACAACAACAGCTTGACCAACAGCAGATGCAGGAACAGGTGAGCATCGAAAAGTCCGTTGCCGACGAGACGGAACGTGCCTACCTCATCCAGCTGATCTATGAGAAGTATGCCAAACAACGTGCCGAGCTCGTTGCGCAATACCAAAAGCAGCAGGATGATGCGATGGCACAGGCTATGGCCAACGACTTCACGTCACGCATACAGGCCGCAGCCGACAACGAGCTGGAACAGGAACGCATCAAGCTGGAGCAGCTCCAGTACCTGCGTGACAACGCCCGACAAATGGAAGGCGAGAGCATCGAGGCATTCAATGCACGCCGCTTGCAGTTAGAGAAGGACTACCAAGACCAAAAGAAGGCCCTTGCAGACAAAGAGGTTGAGGTGCAGCAGGTGAAACTGGAGGCCTATTCCACCATCGCGGGCGGCATCGCAAAGGTGTTTGAGGCTATGGGTGACAGCGAGAGCGACTTTGCCAAGATTTCAAAGGTTTTGGCACTGGCCGAAATCGCCATCAACACGGGTAAGGCAATTGCCGCAGGTGTGGCACAGGCGCAGTCCGTCCCGTTCCCTGGCAACATCGCAGCCATCGCCACAACGGTTGCCACGATCATGGCCAATATCGCCACGGCTATCTCCACCGTCAAGTCAGCCAAATTCGCAAAGGGCGGTCTTATCCAGGGCATAGGCACAGGAACGAGCGACAGCATCACCGCAAATGTGTCCAACGGCGAGAGCGTGATGACTGCCAATGCCACGGCATTGTTCTCGCCGCTGCTGTCGGCTATCAACCAGATGGGCGGCGGCGTACCGATTCCCCATCATGGCGGCGCATCATCACAGATGGGCGAGGATATGCTGGCAGCGGCTATCGCCAAGGGTTATGCAATGGCACCGTCTCCAGTGGTCAGCGTGCGTGAGATTACCGACGTGGAGAATCGTGTGCAGGTGATTGAGGAAATGGCAAGGTCATGACACGATACGAACTTATAAAATCGGCTGAGTCCATCCTACGGATGTGTGACAATGTAGGCATCGTTCCAAGCGAGGCGAAATACCTGCCCGTCTATGAGGACTGGCAACGGCTGACCCGTGAAGGCCACAAGAAGGTGTGGATACTGGCATACCTCAGTCAGCAGTACGGAATCAGCGAGGCCACCGTCAAACGTATCGCCCGAAAGATGGGGAAACGGGTCAAGACGTGACCCGCAAGAAAGGCGAAAATTTTCGCCTTTTCTTTTTTCAACCACTAATTTTGTCAAATCAAAACGAAAAATATGGCAGTTCTTAACATATACAACGATATCCAGAGCGAGCAGGAAAAGGCCGTGACCCGTATGTGGGGCATGGAACCCGGCATCTCGTTCCGTGACATCAACGAGTTTTGCGACTCCCTGCCAGCCGAGGACAAGACCATCGACGTGCATATCCACTGCAACGGCGGTGACGTATTGGAGGGCTGGGCCATATATGACCGACTGCGTGCCACAGGCAAGGAAATCACCACCATCGTTGACGGCACGGCAGCATCAATGGCCACCGTCATTATGATGGCTGCACCCAAAGAAAGGCGAAAAGCATACGCCAACGCCCAAATCCTTGTACATAACCCGTGGCTTGACCCTGCCTGGGTCGGTTCCAACGGAATGGCCACGGCTGATGACTTGGAGAAAGCAGCCGCCAAGCTCAAGGAACAGCAAGACCGCATCCTCGATTTGTATGTCGAGCGGTGCGGCTGTGACCGTGACGAAATGGCGGCACTGATGGCCGAGGACAAGTTCATCAGCGTGGAACGCGCGATGGAACTTGGCATGGTCGGGGAAATCATCGCACCAATATCAGCTAAAAGTGTAAACAATATGAGTATCAAAGACAGATTTTTGAATTTCATTAACGAGGTTTTCGGCAGTGAAGAGCCGATGCCCGTTAAGGCAATGGAACTGGCCACCGCCAGTGGTGACACCCTGCGCATCGAGCGTGAGGAAGGCGCACCCGCTGTCGGTGACGCGGCAGAGCCTGACGGAGAATGGCTCATGCCCGACAACACCACCATCGTGGTCGAAAACGGTGTCATCACCGAAATCCGTCAACCAGAAGAGCAGGCCGAGGGTGCGGACGAAGGCGGTGAACAGGAAGGAGATGCAACAGCAGAGAGAGAAGGCGGTGAGCAGAGCGAGCTGGAGAAGGAAAACGAGGCGTTGAAAGAACGCATCGCCGAGCTTGAACAGCAACTCGCAGAACTCACCGAGCGTCTTGCCGAGGCCAACGCCAATGCCAAGACCACCGACGACCTGCGCATCTTGAACATGGTAACGATGGGCGGCGGCTACGAAAAGGTCGCAGCAGCCATCAAGAGCAATTACACGCCCGAAAAGCGTGAACCCGTTACCTCAAAGGCCGAGGCCGCTGCCCAGCGCAACTACCTCAAAGAGCGCATCGAGGCCGCACGAAACAAGAACAACAAAAAGTAAAACATAAAAAACAGGAGAAATTAAATGGCAACTTTTCTTGAGAATTTACTGATCCAGCCGGAGAACATCACCGACCTCTCCAAGTTGATCAACATTGACACCCTGCGTGACGAGCGCATCCAGGACTACGTCCGTGTCATCCGTGCCAAGAACGGTGACCCCGTGGGTCTCATTGGCAAGGGCAATCCCGTCGGCACCACTGGCTGCGGCTGTGACCCCACCTACGGCAGCTTTGCACCCTACAACGCCCTCAAGCGTTGGGAGCTGGGTTGCTGGGTAGTGCCTTTGAAGATTTGCTACACCGACATGGAAGGCACCATCGCCGAGTACGCGCTGAAGACTGGCACCGCTATCGGTGACTTGAACGGCACGCAGGTAATGAGTGAGGTTATCTACCCCATCATCAACGACCTGCTCGTTGACCTCATTTGGCGCATCGCTTGGTTTGGTGACACCGAGGCTGAGAACATCAGCGACGGCGGCAGCATCACCAACGGCGTTGACACTGACCTCATCACCGTGGCTGACGGTCTGTGGAAGCGAATCTTTGCACAGGTGGCCGTCAACGCAGCACAGCGCACCGCCATCACCACCAACACCAAGGCCGCCATGACTGCACAGGGCGCAGCCACCGCACTCATCGACCAGATGCTCATCGACGCTGGCCCCGAGATTATGGCAAAGAGCGGAAAGGTCATCTACATGACCCAGGCTATGGCCACCGCATTCGACCTCGACCTGCGCAAGACCAACTGCTGCAACCTGCCTTGGAACCAGGTGACCGAGGGCATCACCACCACAACCTACAACGGCATCACCTACGTGGCCGTAGCCAAGTGGGATGAGCTGATCGCCGCCTTCGAGAACGGTGCAAACCCCTACCGTGCGCTGCTCACCACCCGCGACAACCTGCTGGTCGGCACTCCCGCTGGTGAGTTCGTCAACGACTTCGATTTCTACTTTGACAAGATTACCCGTAACTTCTACATCTACGGCACGGGTAAGATTGGTACCATGCTGCTGGAGGACAAGGCATTCCAGGCCGCTTATTAATCACCCATCAAAAGAAAGGAGATTGATATATGGCTAATCTTTGTGAATCCATCATCGCAAAAGACATCGCGTTTTCGTGCGATGAGCTTGCAACCAAGGGCCTTGAGAGCGACGGTATCATCATGAACCGTGGCGATATCGACTTTGCTGCTACCGTGTTCGACACCGACAACCCCAACATCATCAAGACCCTTGTCTTGAAGACCGGCAAACGTGCCTATGAGGTTGTGCAAGCGGGTAACACCCCGTTCACGGGTACTCAGTCGGCGCTGGAGGTCGGCACTTACCGCAACACGTTCACCCACACCGTGTCGTTTGTGGTTCTTGCCAACGATCCCGAAACGTCACGAGACTTCATCGATGGCCTCGCCAACGGCACCTTTGTTGCCATTCTGCGCAACAAGCACAAGGGAGGCAACACGGGTGACGGTGAGTACCAGATTTACGGCTATTCGCAGGGCCTCGTCGCCAGCGAAATCACCAACGACAAGTACAGCGAGGACACCGATGGCGGCTGGCTGGTCAACCTTCAGGAGACTGGCTCCCGTTTCAGTGCGATGT